GCCCCCCCCCGGGCGCGACCGCCCGCTCGACCTGACGCGGATCTACATGGCCAACGTCATGTCGCACGGGGAGGCCGCAGTGCTGAACAAGAGGCAGGAGCTCCACGACCGTGAGGCACGCGAGGCGCAGCGCGCCGACCTGTACGAGAGGGTCGCCGCCATCGCGGGCGGCAAAAAGCCGGAGGGCGAGGAGCCGGAGCGCAGGCGTGCCAAAAGTGAGCCAACGGGCGCGAAGGAGTTGGGACAGCAGGCGCTGGGGTTTCCGCCGCTAGACGGCACAGGCGGCACGGCCGAGGAGGCCGAGGCCGCAATTAATGCCATATTGTCCGAGGAGAGAAAGCGAGAGACGCTTTGACCGAGATTTCAGCGGTGATGAGGGCCTACCGTGACGCCCTCGACAGGCACCGGATTCCCTGGGTCGACGACACGTACGACACCGAGAGGGTGGGCGGCTACCGACTGCGCGTGGAGCGTACCGAGACCATCCTCGACGAGCACAGGGTGAGCGTGACCTGGGGCTACCAGTGCCTGCCGGAGCGCGAGCCCACGGGGGTGACCATCGGCTACCCGAACTACCTCGAGGTGCAGTACGACCCGGTGAGCACCGAGCCGTTCATGGCCACGCCGGGCGACATCCTGGCCGACATCTTCGGCGTGAGGGGTGAGTCCCGATGAGCTACGCGTGCGGCCCCGCCGACTGGATAGACCTCGCCGTCGGCAGGCTCGAGGACGCTAAGAGGTCGCTCAGGGAGTGCGACAGGCTGCGACAGGGGTGCGACATCTGCGAGGAGCTGCGCCAGGCGAGGCGATGCCTCAACAAGGCGCTGATCATGGTCGCGGAGGAGAGGGAGATCGTGAAGGAATGGAGCGAGAAATGAGAGAAGTCACACTTCCCAGGGACCATGAGGGTCGCGAGATTTCGCTGGACACCGAGGTGCTGTTTGACGCAAACGACAGAAAGGTGCGCGTCACCAGCTATCGCTATCGACACGATGTGTTCGGCCATAGCTCGGTATGGAAAGTGTTCAGCCCGGATGCAAGGGGCGAGGACGGGTTGCTCCCCACAAGTGGCCTCTACCTCACGCCGCGCGACAGCTGGGAGAGACTGGAGGAGGATTTGGGCAAGATTGCGAACCATCAACCGGAAGTCGTCTGCTCGTATTTTGATCGTGGAATAAAGGACTGCGATGGCTGCAAACTAGAGAACTGCGAATGCGCCTGCTCCCATGCCTTCTTGGAAGATGTCATAGCGCGCATCCACAAGCTGAGGGGTGAGCAGGATGCCTAATAAAAGCTACTCTGTCATCACCAACTTCGGGTGCCACTACCAGTGCCCGTACTGCATCACCAAGCAGACTGGTATGGCCCTGCCGGAGACTGACGCACTGGCCGTGTCGAAAACCCTGCGCAACCTGCTGCGAGATGACTACATTGAGTTCCTCAGCTTCTCCGGCGGCGGCGACCCGATGCACGGCATTGTGACCGATAAGACGCGTGCCGCGTGGTACGCCGTGACACAAGAGATTTGCTATTGGCACAACGTCGAGACAGAGATACACACGAGCGCCGAGACTCTCCGTCAATACATGCACGACGACGATGTCATGCGCCTACTGAGAGGCTACGACCGCGTCGTCTACCACTGTAGGACCGTCGATGACCTCGACCGCGTGAACAAGGCGTTCCCGCATCATGAGGGCGTCTACAGGCGTGGGGTAGTTGTTCGCGCCGTGTTCGTCGTCACCAAGGAAACTACCATCAACGCTGTCGAGGAAATCGCGAAGGCGTTCCACGGCTGCTTTGGTGTCGATGAGCTGACGTTCCGCCAGATGGTCGACGGAGATTTCACACCGGACGGCACGCTTCGCGATTACCTGCTCGATGGGCATAGTGAGGGCCGCTGGCACTATACGGAGCAGGGCGACTACAACCGATACATCGTCAACGACAGGGTGTTTGACCGTTTCAAGGACATCGCCCTCGCCTACAGCCGATAGGAGGACTGATGGGGGAACGTTTCACAGCCGACAGCGTGATGACGCCGGACGGGGAAGTGATGCCGTTGGGCCCTGTCGACAAGGAGGGACGCAAGGTCTCCCTGTCGACCGCGACGCTCTTTGCGGACAGCGGCATGGAGTGCACGGTCAAGAGATATGAGTATCTGCTCGGCGCTGGCGTTTGGCGTGCCTGCTGCGATGAGGGAGTCGTGAGGGTGGAAGAGATGCACCTGATCCGCCCGGATACGTTCGGCGCCCTGATGAACGATATCGAAGCTGCTATGAACTGCCCTGCCAGCGAAGAACCGACGCACGCCTACAACGTTGTCTCTGGGATGTGCGATGCCTGCGCTGACAGGTGCGGCGGCACGTTGTGCCAGGCGAGGGCGCTCCACAGCATCTGCTACCGCATTCACTCCCTGCTCGCGGGTGATGGCAAATGAGCTGCTATTTCTGCGGTGGGTCGCGCATTGCGTCCATTCACTCTGCGCCCGACCGAGGTGTTCGCAACTGGTCCGTTGGCTCCATGACCCTTACGCGCCGATACGACGGCGAACCGATCGTCAGGGTCGAGCTGGATACCAGCGTGATGCTAGACATCTCGGTCAACGACTCGTGCGGCGACACCGTCAGCGCCGATGTGACGGCGGACGGCTACATCGAGGACATCGAGTACTGCCCGTTCTGCGGAGAGGAGCTTTGATCCGCTCGGCGGTGGAGCTGTTCCGCGCTACCGCCTGGCGCACGGTGCCCGATCTGGTGTCGGGTCCCGCGCGCCGGGCGCTCGTGCACGGTCGTGCCGACGCGCCACACGTGACGGCGGCGCAGATCGGGGAGACGGAGCGGAGGGCGAGGGCGCTGCAGCGCGACCGGGCCCGCGCACTCAAGAGGTCGAGGAAGGCTAAGCGATGAGGTTGTTTGAGAAGTTGTGGCGGATGCTCGCCGAGAACCGCCGTGTTCGCAAGAGCATCGAGGCGCGGCGCGCCCGCAGGTGCAGGAGGTCGATGAGATGACCGTTATGTGGGACGTGCAGGAGAGGAGCTGCGCGGTATGCGGGATGGTCTTCATCCCCCAGGCGCCGAAGGCCAAGTACTGCTCGGAGGAGTGTCGGAGAAAACATGAGCAGGACCGTGCGAGGGAAGCGAGGCGCAAGGGTGCCAAGCCCAAGCGCGACAGGGTCGACCGCTACCTGGCCGGGTCTGGTGCGGTGCACGACGAGATCATGGCCATTCGGCGCGAGGTCGCGATGAGATTTTAAGTTTCCGCAGGTAGACATAGGTAGATATATAATTAAGGCCGCTGGCGTAGGAGCGCCGGCGGCCTTTGGCAAAGACGCCTCCCGGCATCCTCTATGTGGCGTAGAGCATGGTACCACGCGGGAGGTCACATGGACGCAAGGGAATACTTCGATACCGTACGGGCCGCCCAGCGCGGCATCGACCGTCGCCTGGCGGTCATCGAGTCGATGCAGGCGCGCGAGCAGGTGCGCGCCCAGCGCTACGACGCCGTCGGCAAGGGCGCGCACGGCACGGACTTCATGCGCTCGACGGACGACCGCATAGACTACGAGCGCCGCAGCGGAGCCGAACTGTCGGAGCTCCGGCACGAGGTGGAGCGCGGGCGCGAGGTCTGCGCCGGCGTGCGCGAGGCCAACCCGGGCAAGCGCTGGGGCGACGTTCTGGAGCTGCGCTACTGCGAGGACCGCACGCTGCAGGAGATTGCGGGGACGCTGGGGGTGTCGGTGAGGTCGGTGCATTCAGATATGTCATCGGCCCTGGACTGGGTCGATATGGTGGGTATCGCCACCGCAAGGGCTGGCGTGGGCCGTGCGGCAATATAATCGGATAGCTGGTTCGCGTCAGCATGTCGGCCCCGATCGCCATATGCGGTCGGGGCCTTTCGTCTTTATGGGACTGCAGACAATTGCAGACGATTGCACGCTTCTGCAGACAATTGCAGATAGTTGCAGACAATTGCACACAATTGCAGACCGTTGCAGGTTTCTTCTGGGATATAACTAGGGTGTCGATTCGCAGCGCCGCCCGCGCGGTGTGCGGGTCGGATGTGCGTGGAAGCACAGATGAGTGGCCGGGGTTCCCTTCAGCAGTTCAGGGACCCCGGCCTTTCTATTGAACAACAACGTAATGAGGTGGGTCCGTGGTCACACGCGAGGCTATCGTCCGTGCCGCCAACAGGTACGACACCGTCATGGCGTGGGCTTTCCGCCGCGCCCTGGGCATCGCCCGCCGCGTCGGTAATCGCAAGGGCTCCAGCGTGGGCGAGGCGGTCGAGAGCCTGCGTTACGCGGGGCTCGAGGAATGCATGGCCAACCGGGGCCGCTCCCCGGTGGAGCGCTAGCCTTGGCCACCAAGACCCGCTACGCCAACGGCCACGCCCGCCGGCAGGTGCGTGCCTGGCTCAAGGCGCAGGGGTTGCCGTGCCACATCTGCGGCATGGCCATCGACTACGACCTGCCGGCAGGCGACCCGATGAGCTTCGAGGTTGACGAGATCGTGCCCGTGTCCAAGGGCGGCTCGCCCATCGACCGCGCGAACGTCGCGCCGGCTCACCGGATCTGCAACGAGCGGCGCGGCAACAAGAGTCTCGCCGCGCTCAACGGCTCGATATCGCCGCGCCCCCGCGACGTCGGCTGCTCGACCTCGCTGCCGTGGTGACCCGACCCTGGGGGATGGCCCCTCCCCGGGGGGCTGAAGGCTCGCCCCACGGCATTGCGCCTTTTTTGCGCAGGCCCCGAAACCGAGTCCATACCGGGAGGTGCATGGAATGTCCACGAAGTCCACGAAGCCGAGGGGCAAGCCCTGGACCGCAGACGAGCGGGAGTTCGTCAAAAACGCGTACCCGGCGCTCGGACCTGCGGCTATCGCGAAGAAGCTCAAGCGGTCTCGCTCGGGCGTGTGCGCCCTCATCAAGAGGATGAAGGAGAGCGGCGAGATCGCGACCGGCGAGTCCACGGGGGAGTCCGTGGGCGCGGGCGTCTCGGCGCCCCCCGCGGACGGCCCGGACGGCCGCCAGGACACGCTCGGGAGGCTCCGGTGGGTGCGGCAGATCATCGAGCGCCAGCTCTACGATGCCGAGCCCAGCCAGGCGGCACGGCTCGCCAAGGAGTACCGCGAGACGCTCGAGCAGATTGAACGGATAGAGGGGGCTGGGGAGGACGGTGGCGACGATGTCATCATCAACGCCGTCTCGGTCCTGCGCGACGTCCTCGGCTAAGCCGAGGCTCCGCCTCGTCCAGCCCTACGAGAGGTCCATCGGCTCTCTCGCGGTCGAGCTCGCCCCGACGATGGGATACAAGCTCGTGCCGTGGCAGGAGCAGCTCGCCCACGACATCGGCGCCGTGGACTCGAGCGGCAAGTGGGTCCATCCGCGCGTCGGCATCTCCATCCCTCGACAGCAGGGCAAGTCCGTCGACATCATCGTGTGGGTCGCGGTTATGGCCGCGCTCGCCGGCTACAAGGTGCTCTGGACCGAGCACAACTACTCGACGACCATGGAGATGGTCGGCCGCTTCCGCAAGATCTTCGGGCGCCGTGTCGGCGACACGTCCGAGGGAATCCCGCGTTGGCGCAAGCTCCTGGTCGAGGTCTGCTCGCATACCGGCCAGGAGTGGATGCGGTTCAGCTCCGGCGGCGTCATCCAGTTCTCGACGAGGACCAAGTCCTCGCGCCTGGGCTTCTCCTTCGACATCGTCATATACGACGAGGCCCAGGAGCTCACGGGCATCCACACCCAGGTTATCAACCCGACGACGACGTCCGGCGCGAAGCAAAACCTGATGATCGTGTACGCCGGAACGCCGACCCGCGCCGGCAACCCCGCCGAGGTGTTCAAGAACCTCCGGCAGCAGGCGTGGGAGGGCGGCGAGAAGGCGTCCGACCTGCTTTGGCTGGAGTACGGCGTCGAGGAGGTCGGCGACATCTGGGACGAGAGCCGCTGGCCAGAGGTCATGCCCTCGCTCGGCTACCACGCCGACATCCGCGCCATCCGAACCGGCATGAAGGACATGGACGAGCTTGGCGCCGCCCAGGAGTACCTGGGCTACTGGCTGCCCCCGCCGGGGCAGGGGGGGGCGCCGG